GTAATCAACAGACATAACATCTTGCTTAGAAAGAATATTTCTTTCTGCTTCAATGTTTAGTTCTGACTGAACACCTTCAAGAATTGTTCCTGACTTCATTAAGTAGCAACGGAACTCCTGACGATTACCAGTAGTTGTTGGATCATTGATGTTTACTTGTGAGTCGATGATAACTGTGCAACCAGCGAATTGACCGATTGATCTGTCAGTTACACCAACACCACCACCACCCCAAGTTACTGCACCACTGGCAGCGAGGGCAGATGTTGAGAATGTAAGTAAACCTACCTGATATAAGTAGTAAGCAACAGATGGGTGAACGATAAGAAGATCAAGCTCCTCACCTCTTTCTCCAATCTTAGAACGAGCTTCTGCAACAGTAGCAGCAGTAAGATAGTTTGCTTCAGCAGTAGAGCCAGAACCGCCTAATTGTTTCTCAAGACGATGAGAATTTAAAGCTGTATGGAATAAACCTGTAAGTGTTTCAAATAAACGAACAGAGTTTAATTTGTTGATAGCATCTGCAAGCTGATTTCTGATATGACCCATAGGATCTTCACCAGCAGCTAATACAGCAACATCATCAACAGCATAAGCAAAACCTCTATGACAGATAGTTGCAATCTGTGTATCAGTTCCAATTTTCTGTGGAGTTAGATGACCATTGGTGCTTGTACCCCATGAAGAAGTACCATCAATAATCTCTTCAGTTGGAGCTATTGGGTTAAATTCTGGAACTTGTATTCTTGTTCCACCTGCTCTTGCATCAAGCAAAGCATTACGAACTACAGCACCAGACTGTATAAATAGACTACGTTCTTTAATAGCTTGAGAAACGTAAGTACTAAAATTATTTCTCTTAACGATATCCGCTAGTAGGACACCGCCAGAATAATTCTGAAACGGAGCAGCCATTCAGATTTACCTTTAAAAAGTTTTTTGCGATACCCTAATCACAGATAAGGGGGTTAATTCCACAGAAATTAACTATTTTGTTTGAGCCTCTTGCTTGAGCACTGCTGCAAGCTGTGGGTCTTGTTCTGATAGTAGCATTTGTTGAGTTATATTGCCTGTTTTCCACGGATTTGATGTACCACCACCTGTGCTTGCTATTGGACTTGGTTTTGCTCCCATTCCAGCAGCAGAGCTAGGTTTAAAATGATGTTCCCAACCGCTACCTGGATTTTTAAGACTTGTGAGATAACTTGTTAAATCTTGTTCAACACCACCATTCAAAATAACAACTTTACCTTCTTGATTTTTTTGTAACTTATTTTGTAATAAAGCTAAAGTTTGCTCTGCATTTATAGCACCAAGATTACTTATAGCTGCAAGTGCAGTGGTTTTTGTAGAAGCAACTTCATTTGAAGTTTTCATATCTTCTAACTGCTGAGATAACGTGATTATCTTTTGTTCTTTTTCTTGATTTGTTTTATTTGCTTCTTCCCAAAGAGTTTTCCATTGCCCTTGATCTTCTAACTCTTGTTTTCTTTGCTGATCTTTTTGTTTATAAACATCATCTAGTTTAGTTTTTATACCTTTAAACTTTTCTTGTGCTTCCGCAGCTTCTTTACGAGCAGCAGCTATTTGAGCTTCATATTCTGCCTTTAAAGAATCAAGATTTGGAGCAGCAGGTTGTGTTGGTTGTGAAGGAGTTTCAGCCACGGGCTGTTCAGCAGAAGTCACGGACTCAGGCTGAATTACTGTTTCTTCAATCATAATTAATCTTCAATAGTAGAGGTTTTAGGAGTTGGCTTTTTCTTAGGAGTCTTTTTCTTTGACTCTGTTTTAGTTTCAACTTGAGAAGGAGCAGTAGGACAAGCAGAACCATTACCCATCCTTTCAGATAAAGTAGGCTCTACAAGTTCCCATTTATAAGTTCCGTCAGGTTGTAGAACTTTATCTAAGGATTTCGCCATAATTAAGTATGTACTTGTTTATCAGTTTACCAAACTATTCTGATTTGG